AGGACTGGTTTTTTATTTATGAGGGATTGAAGTATGAAGTTATTTATTTCAACAGAGATTTTAAAGATAATCAGTTCATAGAAGTTTTTTGTGTAAGAAAAGAGGAGTAAAAATGGGAGTTTTTTCAACAAATGATTTAGAAGATCTTGAAAAAGAAGTGTTAAGACTTGCTAAAAAATACCCAAAAGAAGCTAAAAAATTCTTACAAAAACAAGGAAATAAGTTAAAAGCTAAGGCTAAAAAGAAAGCAAAATCTAAGGTAAAAGTAAAAAAAGGTAACTATTTGAAAGGTTTTAAAAGAGGGAAAGTTTATAAATATAAAGGTGAAGAAGATACAGTTAGAGTTTATAACTCAATGCCTCATGCTCATTTAATAGAGAATGGGCATATCATAAAAGATAAAACTGGTAAAGAACATGGTTTTAAAAAAGGAGAGCATATTTTAGAAGATTCACAGAGAGAGTTTCAAGATGAATTTTTAAAAGCTGCAGATAACTTTATTGATGAAGTTATTAAAAATGGAGGTTTCTAATGATTAAACTAAGTCAGATACTAAAAGCAGTTAATACAAAATTGAAAGAAACATTTCCTAAAATAGAAATTGATAGTAAAGATTTATCTGAAAAGTTTAACAGACCTAGTTTCAGGACTGAGTTAGATGGTCTTAAAACAAGTGCTTTTATGACTACTTATAAAGAGCGTCACTTTACAATTAGAATCTACTTTTTTAATAGTGTTATAGGTAAAGGTAGATTAGAACGTTTGAAAATAACTGAAAAGATAGAGGACGCTTTTTTAGGCTCATTAAAAGTTACAGATGATTTTATCATACCTGTTGACGATATTGATTTTGATGAAACTGAAGATGGAGTATTAATAGCAAGTTTTGATAGTTTAAGTATGGAAGAGATAGAAAATGATATAGATGGCGAAATGATGGAAGAATTAGAGTATCGTTTTGATAAGAAATAGGAGGTTAATATATGGGATTACCTAAAATAGAAATTATTTTTAAGCAATTAGCAGTTACAGCTGTTAAAAGAAGTCAATTAGGTATAGTTGGATTAATAGTAAAAGAATCTACTAAACAATGGGATAGAAAGGTATACAAAGATATTACTGATATAAAAAGTGATGATTATTCTGCTGAAATATTACCATTGATTAAAGATAGCTTTGAATACACTCCAAATAAAGTGGTTGTATTCAATGTTAAAGATGGAACATTATCTGACACATTAAAAAAAGTTGCACAAGAAAGAATTAACTGGCTAGGGTTAGCTTATGATGGGAAAGATGGAGATACTGCAACTCTTGTTTCTTGGATAAAGTCAGTAAGAAAAGCAGGTAAAACTTATAAAGCTGTTGTATTTAAAGCTACTAAGCCAGATAACAAAGGCATAGTAAACTTAATGAATGACAAAGTTACATTTGTAGATAATAGAGGAGAAGTTGAAGGTTGGCAATATATACCAACAATCTTAGGAATGTTAGCAGGGTTGCCAATGACTAGATCTGCTACTAGCTTTTTATGTGGGAATTTAAAGGAAGTTTCTATATTTGATGAAATAGATGATGTTATTGATAAAGGTGGTTTCTGTTTGTATAAAGATGAAGGAGATATAAGAGTTGCAAGAGCATGTACATCTTTAGAAGAAATTACACAAGATGAAACTGAAGATATGAAAGACATTATCATAATTGAATCTATGGACTTAATGAGAGATGATATTTACTCAACATTCAAGAAATGGATAGGTAAGTATAAAAACAAATATGATAATCAAGTTTTATTCTTTACTGCAATTAATGCTTATTTCAAAGAATTAGAGAAAGAGGATATTTTGGATAAAGAATATGATAACTATTCAGAAGTTGATGTTGAAGCACAAAGATTAGCATGGCTTGGAGTAGGTAAAAAAGAAGTGGAAGAATGGGATGATGAAAAAGTTAAAAAGACTGCATTTAAGAAAAAAGTATTTATGAAAGCTAAAATTAAGATATTAAATGCTGTTGAAGACTTTAAATTTACAATTAATATGTTCTAAAAGGAGGACAGGTAGATGGCTAATAAAATGGATAAAAATAAAATTTTAAGAGGTTCATTTGGGGCTGTATGGCTAGATGGAGAAGAATTAGGTTCTGTAAAATCTTTTGAGGCTAAGGTTACATTAGAATATGAAGATGTGGATATTATGGGGGAACTAGGAAAGTCAAAAAGATATATGGGCTTTACTGGTGAGGGAACTATGACATTACATAAGATAGACTCTACTATTGGAAAGTTACTGGCTGATGGTATAAGAAATGGTAATATGCCAGATTTTAAAATAGTTGCAAAACTAGATGACCCAACAGCTTATGGGGCAGAAAGAGTTGAATTAACAGGTGTTACAATTAGTGAATTAATGGCATTAAAATTTGAAAATAAAGCATTAAGAGAGGAAGAAGTTCCTTTTAGTTTTTCACATTTTAGATATATAGATATGATATAAGGAGGATATAAAAATGGCTAAAAATATAACATTAGAAATATTAATTGCAAAAAAACAACAATCTGAAAATGATAAAATGAAAGTGGTGCTATTTAATTCAGAAGTATTAGGTGGAACAATAGAAGTTGTAAAACATAAAGCAAGAGATGTAATAAAAATTATGGATAGTACACAAGAAAAAACAACAGAAGCAGCTTACAATGCTAACTGTAAATTAATCTATAAACATTGTCCTATTTTACATGATAAAGAATTGCAAAAGACTTATGAAGTAGCACAACCTTATGAAATTGTAATACCTGTATTTGATGAAAATTTAGGGGAAATAAACAAGCTATCTAACTTTATTCTAAACCTTTATGGATTAGGTGAAGAATCTGATAAAGCTAGTAAAGTCTTAGAAGAAGAGATTGAAGATATAAAAAACTAATATTAGAGGATGCCGATATGGCATTCCTCTCTTTTTATACTTTAAAAGGCTTTTCTATGAAATATCTATTGAGTTTATCATATGAAGAAAAGTTATTTATGATAGCTACAATGGATCTTGAAATTGAAAGAATGAGTAAAAGTTTTTCTTGACTTAAAAGTATAGAAGTGATATTATAATGTTAAGAAAAACCTTATTAGTTAAGGATAATTAAATCGGGAATGACGGTAAGAATATCATTCACTCGTATGAAGACTGGTTTATTCCAGTCTTTTACTTTTTATGGAGGGAAAATGGTAAAAATAGAAATTGTTTCTATTAAGAAAAAATTTTTTCAAATTTGTGATGATAATGAATTATTACATAATGATGATTTAAAAAGACCTTATCTTATAATTTTAAAGTTAAAATATAAGGATAAAAATATAGACTATGCTATTCCTTTTAGGTCTAATATTCCTCCAAGTGCTAAAGAGTGGGAATTTTATTCTTTACCTCCAAATAGTACGACAAAAGAAACTTATCATCATGGATTACATTTTATAAAAATGTTTCCGATAAAAAAAGAATATAAAGAAAAGTTTCATACTTCAAAAAATGAGTTTTTTCAAAAAGTCATTGAAGCTAAAATAAAAAAAGATTTAAAATTAATAGTTGAAAAAGCACAAAATTATTTAATAAAATATGAAGAAAAAATTATCAATGAGCATTCAGTAAATATTGATAAAATAATAGAAATTTTAGACTTATAAAGAGAGGTTTTGAACTCTCTTTTTCTTTTATACAATGGAGGGAAATTATGCAAACAATAAATATACAAGGAAAATTTTTAACAATAGATACTGAGAAAATGGTTGAAACAGTAGAAATGTTAAATAAATTAAATGAAAAATTAAAAGAAGCTAAGGCATTAATAAATGACTTAGCTAAGAATGAAGTATTTTTAAATTTAGTTGTAAAAAATACTAACGAGAAACAGGAGGATTAGATAAATCGCATTCTCTTTCAATAATATCTATAAAATATTTTAGATATTTTTTTAAAGTTGGTAAATCTAAATTTGGATATTTTCTAGTGTAATGGGTATTATCATTTCCTAAAATTCTTACAACATCAGCACTTTTAATGAGAGATTCGTTTGGCAGATAATCTTCTATTGCTTTATATAAAGTTTTAGGTGCAACTTCTTCAGGAGTTTTCCCTAAACATTTTATAGCAAAATCTTTGATTAAAAATTCAAGTGAATTTCTATAACCAGTTGAAGCAAGTTCAAAATGACCATTGTTTTCTGCTGTTTTAGCTTGAGTATGAAGTTTTACAAAATTAGGAGATAAATCTTGTATAACCTTTGGGAATATATCAGGAGAACCTGTTGGATATGTTGCTATTAATTTTGTAGTAGATTCTTCAATTAAGTAAAGAGATAAAAATTCTTTATGACAACAAGAGGTTTCAAATACTAAAACTACTGGTTTAAAATCATCAGTGTAACTGTACATATCTAAAATTCTTTTAGGAAAATTAAATTTTCCACAAAAAGGGCATTGATTTTCAACATCATATTCTAACTCTTGATAATGACCATTTATAAAATAACTTTCTTTATCCATAATTACACACCTCACTATATGTTTTTATTAATTATAGCATATTATTTATAAATAATAAAAATTTCTCTTGACTTTGTAGCAACAAGATGTTATTATTGTCTTGTAGCAACAAAGTGAGGTGATTTTATGAAAGCTACTGATAAATCAAGTTCTAATAAAGATTATATGCTTAGAGTTAGAATGGATAAGGAAGTCTTAAAAAAATTAGATGATATTTCTATTGATAAAAATAAAAGTCGTTCTGAAACTGTAAGAGAATTAATTGAAAATGAATTTGAAAAAAATAAAAAATAGGAATTGCACTCCCTGAGAAAGATTACAATTCCTATCCCACCAAAGTATTGGTATGTAAATATTATACACTGCATACCTCTATTTTGGCAACTAAAAATTTAAAATGGAGGTATTTTTTTATGTATGCAAATATGGAGAAAGTAATCAAAGAAAGTAGAAAACACTTAACAACTCATTATGATATGACAACTGAACAACTTAATAATATTAGGGATAATTCAAAAGGTATCTTTGAAATGATAGGAACAGCTTTTATGTTTGGTTTTGGACAAGGTATGAAATATCAAAAGAAAAGAGGTAAGGTGAAAAAATAATGAATGAATTAAAAAATAAAAATGAGATAATAACAATAAAAAATGTAAGAGGATATATAGATGAAAAAGGCATTGCTTGGCTAAACCTTGAAGATGTTGCAAAGGGTTTAGGATTTACTGAAAAATCTAAAAGTGGAAATATAGTAGTTCGTTGGAGAACTGTTAGGCAATATTTGAAA